AATGACTCAGTTACACCTATTGAAGATGGACTTGAAATATCAGAGGGTGGATCTACTTCAAATAATGATACTGCGAAAAAAGCAAATGGCCAGACAACAGATGATATTAGGCGTTTATTTGATGATATTTTAAATATTTGTGCTGATGCTTTTAACATCCCTAGAGGGTTATTAAAAGGAGACGTTGCGGATGTTGAAGCAATGACAGATAACTTTATTACTTTTGGTATGAATCCATTAGCATCTCTTATTGAAGATGAAATAAACAGAAAACTATATGGCAAAGACGAGATATTAAAAGGATCAAAGATAAAGGTTAAGACGAATACAATAAAAGGTTACGATCCTCTTAAGCTTGCTTCAAGTGCAGAGGCTTTATATAGAATAGGAGCTGTTAATGCTAACTGGGTTAGGGATATGTTAAGAGAAGAAGAAATATTGGAGGATTGGGCTAATATGTACATGATAACTAAGAACTATCAAGAAATATCAAACTATTTGAAAGGTGGTGAAAGTGATGGAAATGAAAACTAAAAAAATACCGGCAAAATGTGAGATTGTTGAAACATCGGAATCGGAATTAGATTTTCTTTTATATGGTCCTATTTTGAATCAAAAGAGCTATTGGTATGATGAAGATGAATATACTTGCCCTCAGCAAATACAAGACCAGTTAAAACAAGCCGAGGGCAAGCAAATCAACCTACACATAAATAGTTATGGCGGAGATGCCTTCGCTGTAATAGCGATTTGCAATCAATTAAAGAATTATGAAGGTAAAGTTGTGGCATACATTGACTCAATAGCTGCGAGTGCTGCATCAATAATAGCTATGGGAGCTGATGAAATAGTTATGCCTAATAACGCTATGATGATGATACATAATGCTTGGACTTATGCTGAGGGAAATGCTAGTGAATTAAGGGCTGAAGCAGATAAACTAGAGAAAATAAATTCATCCGTTAGACAAAGTTATATGAGCAAATTTATAGGAACTGAGGAAGAGTTAATTCAACTTTTAGACGATGAAAGTTATTTAACTGCTGAAGAGTGTATAACGTTAGGTTTTGCTAATAGCGTAGTTAATCAGGAACCTCAACAAAAACAAGAATTAAACATTAAAGCAAGTATTTTAAACAAATATAAAAAGCCTGAAGAACCAAAAACAAATATATTAAATAAATTTAGAAAGGATGTTAAATAATGAAAAATAAAGATTTAGAATTAAGTGTAGAAGAACTATTTGCTAAAGCAATAGGAGCTGAAAATGAAGAGGATTTTGTTAAGTATCAGTTAGAAGCAACGAAAATTATAGAAGCAAATATTGTGGCTGAAGCTAAGAAAATAACTGATGAACAATTGAGAGATCAAAATGTACTTAATGAAAGAGGGTTAAGAGTACTAACAGCTGCAGAAACTAAGTATTACAATGAAGTATTATCAGATGGCGGTTTTAAAGGCAAAGAAGAACTAATGCCGGTGACTGTAATCGATAGGATATTTAAAGATTTAGAGGCACAGCACCCACTTTTAACTAAAATACAACTGGTTAATACAACAGGTATTACAAGATGGCTTGCTAGAAAGGCAGATGCCGAGGGAGCTGTTTGGGGGAAACTAGGTAGTGAGATAACTAAGAAATTAGACAATAGCTTTGAGGTTATAGATACACAACTAAACAAATTATCGGCTTTTGTTCCACTATCTAAAGATATGTTGGCTCTTGGTCCTATTTGGTTAGATAAATTTGTAAGGGCAATATTACAAGAATCTATTGCTATTGGACTTGAAAAAGCCATTATAACTGGAACTGGTGTAGATCAACCTATTGGTATGTTAAAAGATATAACGAAATCTGTTAATCCAACGACTGGTTATCCGGATAGAACTGCTGTAGCTCTTCCTGATTTAAAACCAGCTACACTTGGTAAGCTTGTCATGAAACCTTTAGTTGATGGTAAAGTAAAAACAGTTCAGAGTATAATACTAGTATGTAATCCTGGAGATTACTGGGAAAAAATATTCCCTCAAACAACTGTACAGGATCTAAACGGTAACTATGTATTTAATAAATTACCGATAGCCGCTGATATTGTACAATCTGTTTATGTACCGGAAGGTAAAATGATAGCTTGTGTACCAGAGGATTATTTTATGGGGATAGGTTTTAATTCGATGATACAGTTCTCAGACGAATATCACTTCTTAGAAGATGAGAGAATCTACATCACTAAAATGGCTGGACATGGAAAGCCTATTGAGGCTAAATCTTTCTTAACATTTGATATATCAAAATTAGGTGTTCCAGAGACAGGAACTGGAGAATAAGAGTTAACCTTAAAGGAGGTTATTTTTTTTATGCAAAAATTTATCAATACCCGAATTTATAATACATGTTAGAAAAGATTAAACGTAGACTCAACATAACTTGGGATTACGATAATGAGGAAATAGAAGAGATAATCGAGGAAGGTAAAGCATTTATAATTGCTAGGGTAGGGGATGTTGATTTTGATTCTAATCCCCTAGCATCTCGATTATTAAAAGAATATTGTAGATATGCTTGGAATGGATCTGTTGCATATTTTGAACAGAATTTCAGATCAGATATTCTTAATCTTCAAATACAAAATGCGATTCAATAGAAATAACGGAGAGGAATTAAATTCGGGATTATTACTTTATGGAACAAAAGAAACTGTAAGAGACAGTTTAGGGAAAAATCCTAAAACTAAATTTATAGATGAAGGAAGATTAAAATTTAAGTATAAGTCGATTCGAGAGATGGACTATAATCAATATTTCGGCATTGCAAATAAGCTAGATATAAAAGTAAAAGCTTACTATGTAAAGAATATTGAAGAATCCCACATAGTTCAAATTGAGGATGATTACTTTGATATAGTGAAAATTGACTATGACAATGAACGTATGTATATGTACTTATATTTAGCGAAAAGGAGGTCACTAGATGATTAAAGACCTTGAAGGATTAATTGATAAACTTAAAAAAATATATCCAGTTTTTAACATGGATATACGAAAGGATGAGGTTAAGAAAAACCCATCCTTTTTTATTTATGATGATGATGGAGAAATGACAAAGGCTACTACAGGGATAACACAATATAAAACTGCTTTTTATTTAGCTTTTTTTACAAGAAATGGTTCTGAAATAAATAAAATTAAAATTGCGGAACTATGTAAGCAGCATGCTCTTTTTTTTGATAGAACTGAAAAAGATACTGGAAAAATAGCGAACCTAGATACTGAGGCTAAAATGATAACTTTTGTATTCCATCACGTAGATAGGGTGAAGTAATGGGTACTAGATATGATTTAAATTTCGATACCTCTAAGAAATTAGAAGAAGCATTAAAGAAAAGTGTTGTTAATTTAGAACCTAAAATAAATGAATATCTACATGTAAAGGGTAGCAAACAAGTAATGCAAGCCATTATAGGTTTCATGCCTGTATCTAACAGAAATAAAAAACATGCTAAAACCTCAAATCCTTTAAAAATACAGGCTTTAAATTTAGGTTTTGAAGTTTACGCAAAAGGCGGAGCTGCAAATAAAAGTGGTAGTTTTGGATATCTTGTGTTCCCTGACGAAGGAAGAGGAACAAGCAATTTAATAGCGCAACGATTCTTTGAAGAAGGTTTGAAATCAAAAGAAGATCTTTTATTTAAAGATATTATGAAAATTATAGAAGAACAATTAAAAATACAAATGTAGGAGGAATAAATATGAACACAGTTAAAAGAGACGAGCAATTCTCAATATATAAAGTTACAAATGCAAATATGTTATTTGAGGGTGATTTGGCAGCTAAGAAGTTTGGAGATACTGGGGAGCTTGAAGTGGCAGCAAAAACTAAGGAGATTAATAAAGTTGCCGAAGGTACAATTGTGGATACAAAAAGTATGATAGAAGAAATGACACTTAAGTATGTAGGTCATATTACTAGAGAAATGTTAAGGGATGTATTTGGAATAAGCACAGAAGGATTAAAAGCCGGTGTATACTCTTACGGAGCAAATTCTAAAGGTAAGAAAGGTACTCTAACGTTTGACGAGTATGATTTGTGGGAAACTGATACTTTAATGATAGCTTATCCAGTTGTCACAATAGCAAGTGGACTTGAACTTAAAATAAAAAATGGTGAAGATGAAGTTGCTGAAATAGAATTAGAATTTAAGGTATTACCTGATAAACATAAAAATTATCACTATGAAGCATTTAAATCTGAATTAGATGAAACTTTAGTTAATGAATGGCATACTAAATTCGACCAAGAAAAGATAAGAGAAGCGGAGGTAGGCGAATAATATGATTAAATATATAACTTTAAATAATGGACAAGAAGCAAAACTTGATACAAGCATTACTCTTAATGCTTTTCTAAAAGCCCAGGAACAAGGGTATTTTTCAAAAAATATATTATCAGCAATGATGGGGATTGTAACTAAAAGTGGGGTACCAGAAGATGCAGTCAATGGAATAGCTGATATTGATATGTTAAATGCTCCATATATAGCATATTTAAACGCTAATCCAAATGGAATGAGTAAAGAAGAATTCGACAGCAAAATTCCGATTGATATAGAACTTTGTATGGAAATAATTATGGAAATATTAACAGGGAATATAAAAGCTAAGCCGCAATTGGCACAAAACTTTCAAAAGTCTACTAAAAATAACAGTAAATCCAAAAAAAAGTACCAGAATTCGAAATAAATTGTGTTGAAGATGCCTACTCAATATATTCCTATTTTTTTAAATTAGGTGATGATATTTGGGATATTCCAATATATAGATTAAATAGGTTAATGATAAATAAAATAGCAATAGAAGGTTGGAGAAATAGTGGAGATGATTAAAGAAGAGATTAAATCCTCTTCTTTTTTTTATGTCAATAACCGAAAGAAGGTGAGAAATAATGGCAAATACAGAAATTAAAGTTCAGTATACTCTAGTCAACAAACAGTTCAATTCTGAGATATCTAATATAAATAAAGCGATTTCAACCTTAAATAAATCATTTGCGCTACAAAGAGAACAGATGAAAAACACATCTACAGACACACAAAAATTAGAGGCTGAAATATCTAAACTTGAAAAACAGTATGAACTAGCGAAACAAAAAACTGAAGCGACAGCTCAAGCTTTTGAAAATGCGAAGCGTACTATGGGTGAAAACTCAGAGGAAGCAAGAAAATGGGGCGATAAGTTATTAGTTGCGCAAAAGAATGAGGAACAATTAAAAAATGCAATTACAGAAACCAATGCTAAATTAGAGGATGCAAAGCAAAAGCAAAGCCAATTGACAGCGGAACAACAAAGAGCAAATGAGGCTTCAGAGCAGAGAAGAAACAAGTTGAAAGAGTTAAAATCAGAAGAAGAACAATTAAAAAATACATCAGAAAAATTAAGCAAAGAGTATGAACTACAAGTAAAGAGCCTTGGTAACAATGCAAGCGAAGCAGATAAATTAAAAGCAAGGCAAGAGTATCTACAAAAGGCTATGGAGAATTCAGCAAAGCAAGTAGAGAATTTAGAACAGCAGTTGGAAACTGCGAAGTCTGAGTATGGTGAAAGTTCTGAGGAAGTAAATAAACTTGAACAAGAGTTATTAGATGCTAGAATTGCGGCTCAGGATTTTGCAAACGAGTATGCTGACGCCGGAAATAAAGTCAAACAAGCATCGGATAAATTACTAGCTGCAGGTGACAAATTAACCGGAATTGGTAAAACTCTTACAACACATGTATCACTACCACTGGTAGCATTAGGTGGCGGAGCTATAAAGGCTGCAAGTGATTTTGATAGTGCTTTTACTGGTGTAAAGAAAACTGTGGATGAAGTAAAAGACGCTAATGGAAAAACTGTAATCTCTTATAAGGATTTAGAAAAAGGAATAAGAGATATGGCCAAGGAAATCCCGGCAAGTACAACAGAAATAGCAGCAGTAGCGGAGGCGGCCGGACAACTTGGTATTGAGACAGAGAATGTTTTAGAATTCTCAAGAGTAATGGTAGATATGGGCGTAGCTACAAATCTATCTAGCGAAGAAGCTGCAATGTCTCTTGCTAAATTAGCCGCAATCACCGATATGCCACAAAAGAGTTTTAGTAATCTAGC